GTTCATAAGTTAAATCTTTAATTTCATCGCCTTTGATAAAATTACCTATGTTACTTGTAAAATCTTTTTTTGCTATGATTTTCATAAGTTTTACTCCTCTCTATATGTTATTTGTATTTGTATATCAAATGTTGCTTGTGTTCCATCTACATTATTCAATGTTCCACAATTTAAACATTTAATGCTTTCTATATTATTTATTTGTGGCAATATGCCTTTGTCATTATTAGATTTGATTATACTTTCAAATTCTTCAAAAAAACCTATATTTTTTAAATTATTTATTGTGTCTTGACTATATGCTTTTCTACTTCTAAATGAGTAAACATCTTTTTTAACCTCAACTCCAATTATCCAATTTTCAACTTGTGTGTCAGTTGGTATTTTATCTAGTGAAAAATCTCCAACTTTACCTAACATATCTGCATTAATTTGATACTTTCTATTTGTAGTAAGAGTATTAATTATATTAAATAGATAGTCTCTTAATTTTGATATTCTATAATCCATTATTTACCTCCTAATATAATCTTGCACTTCTCTTATCACATCTTCACTTTCAGCACTCCACATTCTTCTATCCCAATATGGGCCTGTTCCCGGTGTAGTATAATGATTTACTTTATGTGTGCCGTCTTCTCTTACACCATAGTATTGGTATTTTGCATATTCTTGTTCATAAGTTATGCTATTTGCTTGTATATCAACAATAGTTCTTAAATCGCCATTGTCTTTAGGTACATACTTATCCATATGTTTATAACAAGTTTCTGTAAAGAATTTTTGTGCTTTTCCATTAGGTTCAAGTCCAAGTCGTGCAATTATTAAACTTGTAGGCTTCATTCTAGCAGGCATTAAATACCTCCTAGATGAATGTGTTGATTATTACCAAAATTATTATTATTAATGCTTGTTATGTTATATATTTGATAATTTTCTAAATCTTGTTGAGTTTGTATGTCTTGTGTTAATGTGCCTTGTACAATAATATCTCCTATTGCAAAATTATTAATATCTAATCCCTCATTAAGTTCATAAGGTATTCTAATTTGTACATCATTGGCATTATCATAACCTTTATTTATTCCAGCACCTTTTCCGCCAAAAAGCCATACTTTATCATAGTTATGTCTAGTCCATTTTTCAAAGTGAGTTGCAATATCTAATCCATTTTTATGATAAATAGTCAAACTTGAATTAGTTATCATTTATCAGCCCCACAATACATATAAGGTGTGCCATCATCAAGTTTGCAATCTATTAAATATAATTTTACAATATCTTTTAATTCATTGTTTTTAGTGTCTATATCGCTTGAATTTAGTCTTGAGTATGAAATACTATACCCATCTATATTTTCGCTTGAAATAGCCCCATTTGTGCTTTTAATCTTATTGTAGTTGCCTAAACTTTCAATAAGTCTGTAAATACATATTTTAACTTCATCAACTTGTGTGGCTAGGTTTTTTAATCTTCCAAAAGTATATTTATCAATTACTTGTCTTGCATCAAATTCTAATATATTAAAAGGCATTAGGTCTAAAGTACCACCTAGAGCCTTATATTCTTCATAAGTTAGGTATCCGTTACTTAATTCCATAAATGCCCTCCTTTAACTATTTCTTTGTTTTTTCAACTTTTTCTTCAACAACTTCTTTTTTAGTAAATTCTTTTACTTCTTCATAATCAGTTGATTTTTTTAGCTGATTTATAACAAATTCATTATTTGTTTTTAATATTGCTCCTGTACTTAATTGTTTGAATTTCATATTAACACACCCTTAATTATGCTTGTACTTTTTTGATAATTAAGTCTGGAGTAACTGCTTTTGTTCCTTTATAAGCAAATAAACCGAATGCTGTTGCATCGCTTAATTGTACTTTTTCAGGATTATAAATTGAAGTTCTAACTGGTTGTGCTACTGCACCATCTACCATTACAATATAATCTGTTTTTGCTGGTAAGAATACACTAGAATAAACATGAACATTGTTAAATGTTCCTTCTTCATAGTTAGGAACTACACCTAAATTATTTGAGTTAGAAATACTATTAATTTTATTTCTTAATTTACCATAATATGCAGGGCTCATAACTATTTCTATCATATTTCTTGGTACGCCTTGTACAAAATCATTTTTAGTTGTTTCAATAGTTTGAATTGCTTCTTCAATTTCATCTTCTACTGCAGTTGCACTTGCACTTGGAGTAAATGCAGTTCCTTGGCTTACTGCTTCAGCAAAGAATTTAGTATCTAATTCTACTGCTAAAGCATTTTGATGATTTCTAGTTCTTCTTTCAATTAAACCAGAAACGCCATACATAGCGATATCCTTTTCTTCTACTTCTTCTAAATATTCAGTATCATCATTAATAGGAATAACTACTGGTTCTGCTTTTACATAATCACCTTTACCATTACTTCTTGCAGTTCCATAAGCCTTTCCACTTACATTTACAAATCTTTTTGCTTCAACTGTTCCTGCAGTTGGGTCTCCGCTAAGGTCTTGATTTTTTAATCTTGATGCTAAAGTAATATGTTGAATATTATCAATAACTTTTCCATATTCTTCAGCAAGTTTGTCTTTTCCTGTTGTTCTTAATTCAATAGATAATGCATCTATTCTTGCCATAATTTAATCTCTCCTTTTCTTTTACCATATAACTGGCATTCCTTTTATGTTATTTTCTTGTTCACTATCTCCCATACTTGGCATATCTTTTACTTGATTAGGGTTGGCAAATATATCAGTTTTATCTTTTGTTAATTCATTAAATAAATCTTGAATACCTTTACCTTTATTTTCAGGTTTGCTTAAACCACTCTTAATGTCATTTAAAAGACCTTGTCTTGCATATTCGCTAGTGAATGTTTTGCCTTCAAACAAAGCATTAATATTGTCATTTAATATTTTATCTTCTTCTTCGGCTTTTTCTTTTGCAATTCTATCAGCTTCTTTTTGCTCATAGTCTGCTATTTTATTTTTTAGACTTTCTAGTTCTTCGGTTTTTGGAGAGTTTTCTATTTGTTTCTTTAAATCATCAATAGTAGTTTTATTGTTTTCTATTTGAGTTTTATATTTTTCTTCAACTTTATTAGTTTCAATTTTAATATATTCTCCGTGTTTTTCCATAATACTTTTTATTTCTTCTTTTGATAATTTTACTTTGTTTTCTCCAATTTCCAAATTTTCTAAAAATCCATTCATAATATTTCCTCCCTAGATTTTTTCAAGTGGTCTACTCCACCTTAGAATTAAATATTTGAGTTCCTATGAACCCTATATAAATTATATCAAATAAAAAAGCCATTGTCAAAAGGCTTACTTTACATTGGAGGGCTTGATAGGATTTGAACCTATGAATAATAGTTTTGCAGACTATCTTCTTAACCACTTGAATACAAGCCCATACAAGGACATTTAACTAACAAGCCAAACATCCTCTACTTCTCTATTTCTACAATCAAAGGTATCATATATCGTAGGTCGACCATATTTATCAGGTTTACTGCAAGTTATATGCCCTCTCATTGTTATTAAAATAGTATTGTTAGGAAATAATGAAGAAACATATCCCACACTTCCTTTAATTCCATTTAACCTTTGATAGGTTCTATCTAAATAGTTTCTTACAAATTCCCTTTTGTCTAATAATGTTCCTTCATATTGTGCTATATCACTTAAATAATCGTATACATAATCCCACGATTTATTAGTAGCACAACTAATTGCCCTTATAACACAGTCATCCTCATATTTATTAAGAGCATTGGCATTATAAAATTTGTACATATTATCTCATACTATTTTGTAATGCTTGTCTTAATTGTTGTTTTTGCTGAGGTGTATCTGCTTCTTCTATCATACTTTTACTCTTTTGTAACCGCTTACACGTAATCTATCCATTTTTGTTTTTAAACCGCTTACTTTACTTAGTTCTTTGTATCTATTTGTTAATTGAGTAATTTTAAATTGTGCATCACTTATTAATAGTTTATTATCAGCTTCTCTTCCTAATATTTGATTATCCTTTTGTTTTCTTATTTCAGTTTCAATTCTACGTTGTAA